ATGTTTGCTTTCCAGTTCAGAGCCTCAAGCGTATTGAGTTCTGCAGCGGCACCGGTAGTCTCGATCTTGAACTCGTCCTGTATGAACTTGTACCATGTGTAGTAGTACCTTGCGTAGATACCGATGGCGAACAGCGAAGACTCTACGAACTTCATCTTGCCTCGGTTGTCTTCTACGAACTTGGCAATATCTTTCTCTGACAGACGATCAATGCCCTCAGCCGCAGTTGCTATCATATTCTCGTTTGCAACAAGATAGTGATAGATAATCTTTGCCTCGAGTGGGTTTTCTACCACGATCAAGTGCTTTGGCCTTGGCTTTTCTGCCATGTCGTACAGCTTGTTAACGATGCCAAAAGCCGACTCTCTGTCAAAGTTCTTGTGGTTCTTTCCGTCAAATACGCCGTCAAGTGCGTGGTTGATGTAGTCTGGGATCTTTGCTTTGATCTCGTCTGTAAACTGGTCGATTGTAATCATAAAACCTTTATTTTGTTTGGTATGAAGTAAAAGTAATTAATTAAATTGAAATGATGTAATTAATCTTCTAAGTGGTAAATTATTTATTGCGGTTCAAATTCCTTTTTGAGTTTTAGGTACTCTGCTCTGCGTCTCTCTTTCTCTTGAGCTTGACGCTTCTCTTCTTGAAATTTGCGTTCACGCTCCATTGCAAGTCTTGCCTCTTCTTCTTTTCTCTTGCGCTCTTCTGCGACAGCATCTAAATCAGCAGTTAAATCTTCAGCGCCGATGTACTCATATTCACAATCCCATTCTCCACCCCTGTAACGTTCCCATGCTAAAGCGATTGCCCCACCTTCAAGTTCAATTCTATCTGGGGTTCCTTTGTTCCAACGAGCAATAGCATACTGTTCGGCTCGAGTATAAATTGTCTGTAATAATTCTGATGTGATTTCCATAACCTTTTATTTTTGCAGTCAAGACAGGACTTGAACCTGTAACCGATTTTCTAAGCTCTACGTGCAGGATTTTCACTGCCTCGTATCGGTGCCTACTCGAGCATAAACAGTGTATTCCAATTCCACCACTCGACTAAATAGCTCTTTATATAATAATATTGTATAATGATATCAAGGGTCAACTTAATACTCCCTTCACCACATCCTTGTACTTTGAATGATCTGATATCGACCAGTAACAATCTACAATACTTGCAAATACAAAGAGCAAAGAATGAGAGTTCCACATCTATCAATAGAGCCTATACAGCAATAGATAGTCACTCACAACCTTTAGTGATTAGTCGATAACTTTCTCCATCAACTTAGAGTACGGGTTGTACGAGTTCTGGATCCAGATTTCGTAGTTACCAGCAGGCAGATGAAGTGGATCGTGGTCTGCTTTCTGAATAGTCTTTGTAGATACCCAGTCGCTCTCTTTGAAGTAGCTCTCGTGTATGTGCTGAAGTGTTGCGCCATCGCTACCAACTGCTGCGAAGAATGTGCCGTCTTCTGCCATGAATAGTGCCACATCTCCTGTAAGGCAGTGCTGATGTCCTGAGTGCTCACCGTACGCAACTGGCTGATTCTTAACCTGTTTTGCTGTAGATGGAATTGCTGTGATCTGGCGGAACTGAACGTCGCCCTGATGTCCTTTAATAAATTTGCTTGCGCTCATTGTATATTGATTTTGTTTAGTAAATTTAAGAAACTTTTTTGACTTTTATTAGTTAATCTTCCAAGTTATAAATATCTCTATTGCTAAAAAGAAAAAGATCCACCGGATTTTTAGGCCCAGTGGATCTTGGTAGGATCATTAGGCGATCAATGATGCGTTCTCCTTACGACCACGAAGCATGTCGAATGCGCGGTTCATAATACGATCATTGAAACGGCGGCCTGACAGTACGTCACTTACGTGAGTTGTCGAGTAACCTGTCCTCTCTGCAATGCGACTGATATCGCCTTCACGTAGACGGCGGTTTGTCATTGCGGCTTTCTGAATGTAGGTGCGAGTCCTGTAGTTCGCTGGCCTGTTTGCTGTAACTGTGCTCATTTTCTGAGTTTTATTTGGTTAACAATAGATACAATATAAAAGTAAGAGATTTGACGTAGATAGGAAAGCTTTTGTTTTAAGTGATCATATATTTTTTATTATGATTCTCTCCGCTTCAGTCACCTCTATATTATAAATGTATAAAAAAAGATAGACCTGGTTAAGTCTATCTTCTGAGTAGTGTATTTAATTTCCATTGGATCGGTATCATCACTTTAAACTTTATCCTGTCCTCTAACCTGTCATGTAGTTTAGATTCGAGTTGTAGTTTTATCGCCGTCCTCTTTCCTAAATTGGATTCCAAAGATTTGTGCATGTGGCTCCATAACTTTGGCGTTAGCTTATTGGTTATGAATTGGTTTATCTCTTTCATCGGTAGTCTATAAGATCATCAATTTCTGGGTTCTTGTCATCCTTTTGTGGTTTGACTTCTTCTGCTAAGTCTTTTACTCCAAGATTTCTAAGATGTTCTAAGTAGAAGTCATCTATCTTATAGAACGATTCTAGCTCTTCTGGGGCATCTGGAGATTCTGGTGCGATAGATTGTATGATCTCACGTTTAGACCTCGTGAATGAGTCCAGAGATAGCAAGAATGAGCAGTTATAGCACAGCCATCTTAGGTTGTCTTCTGTCCAATCGGTTCTGTCATTATTCTTGAAGTTTATCATCAGAGGCATCTTCATATCGATAGGCCTCTTTTGTGAGAATCCACACTCGGCACAACAATACCCAAGTCTGCCATCCTTCATTAGTCTTGCTGAGAGTTCATCTATTCTTTTTGGCGTGCAGTACTGACCTTTTATAAGTTGATATCCAAGCTCTAATGCTCTTGGATTAGTCTTACCCTTTCTAGACTTCATGACTTTAGGTATGCCTTTGCCACCTGATGCCATATGAAGATTGAATAGACTTCTGCCTGTAGTCTGATCGATGTATGACTCAGCGTATCTCTTCCAAGTCTTATACGATACTCTCAACCATGAAGCCGCCTCTTTATTGCTACGAGTATTCTTCATAGCAGTACGTATCAGCTCTTCACTTAGTTGTAGTCCTTTGTACTTGTGCTCATCTGCGATCTGATGTCCTGGTTTAAACCTTGCTTGGATAAACGCCTCTTTTCTTTTTGCGTTCTTCTCAAACCAACCTGATTCTTTCTTTGCAAGGAATCTCTCCCAGTTTATCTTTCTCCACTTCTCATGCAGTAATTCATATAGACTCATTCCAGTCTCCTCATCGAAATACTGAGACGCGTACTTCTTCCAAGACTGACGTGTTATTTGCATTATCTCTGAAGCTTCTCTATTGGACTGGGCAATTGCTACCGTGTCTCTGATCTGCTTCTCGGTTATATCAAGTTTATTATTAGGCGCGTTCTTTACTTTAGTACCTCTAGGCTCACTACCAACCTTCTCAGCCTTTTCTATGAGTCTTGCTTTTCTTTGCAGTTCTAATAGAGTGAGTCCTGTGTCTGCATCAAGATAGTGATTAGCCCAGTGTCTAAATCTGTGCTCTGTTACTTTAAGAAACCTTGCGGCTCTGTTTACGTGATTGGAATGTTGTATCGCTCGTCTTATATCTGACTCGGCGATTACCATCTGCGCAGCCCAAGATTTATGCCACTTCCGTGGATCATCAAATAAGCCTGACATTATTTTATTTTTGGATTGACTTTAATCATTAGATCCCAAAGATCATATGGATTTTGCATATTGATCTCATTGCCTTGGGTGTCTATTAGTGCGAGAGGTTGACCATTTTCATCCATGCGTTCCCATAGATAGAAACTGATAAGCTCATAACATGGTAAGCCGTAACTTGTTAATAGTAGATAGTCAATGACCTCATAGAACTTCTCATCGTATTTGGCCATATCTATTTCTATATCAGAGAACATGATATTGGATCTTACGATCGCCGCCTCTAACATAGTAATGATTCTTACAAAGGACTCTCTCTTTTTTTCTGGAGCTCGCTGTGAAGTTGATTTCTTCTTTACGAATGACTGTACATTAAGCACTGAGTTGACCGCGCTCTGTATGTTCTTATAATCTTCCATGTGACCTATTTTTTTGCCAACCTCTTTTTTATATCTTGTGCTAGTGTTGTGATCTTTCCACAAGTCTCATAGTCCTCTTTCTCAGCGTACATCGTAATACATGAGTCTAATGCATTGACCCAGTCATTTCTGTGTATCTCTATAAAACATCCTGAGTCATTGATCTCAAATAGAGTTGCAAATACGCTATTGGCTTTATGAGCCTCTTCTATTATCTTTGGAGTCTTCTCTTTGAGTAACTGTAAAAATGACTCAGACTTTGCTACGTCTTCTGCCTTAAGATCATGGACTCCGTCAAATATTGCTCTGATAGGAACTTCTTTCTTTGCTGCCATAACTATTTGCCTATTTAGTTTACTCCTTTAAGGATATCAGTAAGCATCTTTGATACAGAAGTGAGTGGTACTAAGAAGCCTATCACGTTTTCATACGGGTTTCTGTCATCGTAATCTACCATGATTCCTGCGTCTCCGAATCTCTTCTGTAGCACCGCTGATATTTTCTGGGTTAGATCTTGTTTTACATTAGGATCTATTCCTTCTTGCGGATCTAGAATGAATTGCATCTTAACTCCTCTCTTAGTCTCATTAGTATTAAGATCAAACTGTAGACCTAGTTTCTGTCCTGCTATTGATACAGACGCTTTAGGTTTTGGTATAGTATTAGCCATTGCTGTTTATAAATAAATATACAAAAGATTACTCCACTTCTTCTCCGATGATATGATCTACTACTCCAAGTTCTACGGCCTGTTTAGCGTCAAAGTACCAATCTTTTCCACTGTCTTTGATCTCGTCTATCTTCTGTTGAGTGATATGAGTATACTCGATCAGTAAGTCATCGTACTTCTTCTCCATCAGATCATACTCGACCAATTCATTCTTATGTACCTTTCCAGTGCCCTCTACACCATAGCTTCCCTCATGATACATAAATCTGGTATTTGGGCCTGTTACTCGGTAATGACATACTGCCGCTATTAATAAGGCCATACTCATTGCTCTCCCAAGTATAGTTGCTTTTACTGGAGTCACTGAAAAGAGGATGGCATCTATTATTCCAAAGCCATCGTAAACTTCACCACCTGGAGAATTGATGATCAGATGTATAGGTTCTCTCTTTTCTACTTCTATACTCGAGTCCATAAGATTTATCTCGTATATTGCCTCGATAGCATCATTGGCACTCTTATCATCAATATAACCTAGAGATATTACTCTGCTTATATGCTCTTGGTTTTTATCGTTATTTTTCTGTTTTGATTTGGTTCTACTGTGTCGCATATAAGAATGTAAGTAATTGAGATGATATATTATACTAATTTTATTAAGTCATTTTGTTTTTCTTCCATTTGGTTTATGGTTATCTTTAGATCTTCTAACTCGAAAGTTCCTATATCCCCAGATTCTTTTATTATAAGTGGAAGTTGTTGTAGTAACTCAAAAGATCTTTGATTGAATTTATTCGCATCAATCTCAATAACTATATCGTTCTCTGACTGTGGATCATTTAGTCCAATTGTCATAACTCTTTTTGAAAGATCGAATTTAGTATTAGGTTGTTCTTTCTGTATATAATCAAATTTATTCTCCACATAAATTCTATCACACCATGGTTCAAGAGTTTCTAGTGCATGAATATTTCCATTAGTTAAGACTATAGCTATATTATATTTAGGAGAAATAATAGGATGTTGATATGAATCATTTTTAATCCAACTACCCCATTTACGTAAATAATTCCTTGCTGCCGTATGCTTCATAGAATGAAATTGTTGATCTTTAGTAATTTGCTCGATTCCATCTTGAAACTGACCTCCGCGACATGTTAGATGATATACAAATGAATCACGTGACTGAATACATTTCATGCCATTTAAAATCATTCTATTAAATATATCGGAGTCCTCATGATACGAATGTAATAATATATCGTCATGCATTCCGATATCAACTAATTCATTAATATAACATGCCCACGGGGCAAATATACCATTAGTAATTTGATCTTTACATTCTAAATGTTGCTGTAATAATTCAACTTCTCTATTAAATTCTAACTCTAGAAAATCTTCAGGATACATTCCAAAATCTCTGATTAATTTTTCTTTACCTGCAGGATGCAATGGTGGCTCAATTCTAGTAGCAGATACTATTGTTTTAGGTTTAAGATGCTTAAGCAAATTTACATCAAAATTCTTACCCATAAACATATCAGCATGAAACATACATACAACTTTTGTATTTGCAATTTCAATACATCTATTATATGCAAACGCAATTCCGCGTGGCGTATTTAATTCATTTTTAATATATTTGATATGATTATCTTTCAGCCAATTTTCAGTGCCATCTTGATCAAGATCTATATATACAATAATATCATGTTCAATAGTACTATTCTGTTTAATCGATCGTATACTATTTTTAAGATATCGTAAATTGTTTTTACTAGGTATACAAAAAGTTATTTTATTCATATAATGAGCTTGGTCGTTTAACTAATTTTGCATTTTCTGTATAATATGCTTCCCATATTTGCAATGGCTTTGATATATTTTCTAATGTACGTTGCAATTTATCTGCTTTAAGCGCAAATTGTATTCGCTCATCTTCTTCTAAATTATTAATAATGTGTCCTACATGCCATTCTCCCCAAAGCTCATTAATCAAATTAATAGTCTTATCATCAATAAGTTTTTGTAAGACGTCATATTCGGCTCCTTCAATATCTAATTTTAATATAATATAATCGTTAGAGTCAAATGTATTAGTAATCCATGATGATAAGTCAAAACATGGTACTGTAACTTTTGATGCTTTATGATTATCATTCAATGTTGTTAATATTGAGGATCCATCTGTAAATACTTGACAAATATTAATATCAATAGTGCCGTCTGTTATATAAACGGCCGCATTACAGACCTGAACTGAAGGATCATTGACATATATATTCGCTAATTCATTTGCTAGTTTAGGTACGGCTTCGAATGATATAACTTGAGTATCATATCCAAATTGTTGTTTTGCTCGTAATATACTCTCACCACAATGAGCACCGCAGTCAATAAAAATTTTTCTCATTTTAATATTTTTAGATTATATATTGTTCTCCGTAATTTCTTAAACTTAAGTATAAAGAATTCATATCAGAATTCCTAAAGTAGTTGTGTAAATTTGTCTCTGCCAATCTACAAAACTCTGACACTCCAATGTCAATTTTGTTTTGTGCAAAGGTTTGTGAGTTTAAATGACAAATGGTATGATTGTCAGACACAACTGTTTTTAGTTTATTCTGTTCTGTAATACATCCAGTATAAAAATCAATTCCCCAACCATACATTAATTCATTTGGATATTGTTTAATCAACTCTAAAACACTTCTATGTATAAGTGGACATTGAAAGTCTATCCATTTTACTTCTCTCAATCCTCTACCCCAATTCCACATTTGTTTCCAATGACACTGTTCCATTGATGCATTAATGACCGAAGGTGAATATACCGAGGCGTTAGACTCTTCAGCTTCCTTTATGGAGGTTGATAAGAATGAAGGGCCGTGAAATATTAAATCGTTATTTAAAAAGTAAAGATACTCGTGTTTTGTTGAGAGAAAATAATCAACAACTACATTAATGCCTCCTCCAAAAAATATATTCTGTTCTATTTGATGAGTTGTTGATTTTGCTAATTGCTCTTTTGAACCATTATCTAAAACCATAAGTTCACACTTATTAAAATATGAATCTCTTTTTAATTGTTCTACTAGATTATCTGTTAAATCTGGTAAATTGTGATTTAATGTTGCTATTAACATATTAAATATAATTGTAATTAGGTGGAGTTAATTGATCAAATTTATAGTTAGTTAAATATAAATTAATTTCAGACATCTTACTAGTTAAGTTATTAGTTACAGCCCATTTTTCTGTTAAATCTACAATATCAAATCCATTCATAGTAATCTTATTTTCTACATAAAGAAAATAACCCAATCTAGATACTATAAAAGGGAATACTCCTTCAAAATAATACCTTCCTAAATTTGAGTCATACCATTTATCTGTTATCAAAGATAAAAATTTATTAATGATATCTCCCTTTATAGCATATAGTGTATGTATATAGAAGAAATTAGAATGAGTATATGGTAAATCCTCTGTTATCTTATTTTCAAAAAGAGGAATTTCTACATCTTTTTCTATATAATGTTTATTATTATCATATTCTACAGAAAGCATACCATATGATCCGATTACTGGATTATTATTAAGTATATTTTCAATAGCATCTTTACGATTTAGAAAATTTTTTATATACCAACTTCTAAGATAATCACTATGAGAATTTACTGCCCCTTTTGTATGTATAAACCAACAAGTATCATAATCTCTCTTTGATTCTTTTAATAATTTTAAAGATATTTGATATGCTGAGGCATCACTTTCAGTATATAGAATATCAGATACTCTTGACATTGCTACTACCTTAATTCCACTATCAATTATTATATTTTCGACATCCTTAATACTACCAGGATTTATTCCTATATATAAATCGCAATCATAAAATTTATCTTTTATAACTTTAAGAAATTCATATAATACAAAAGTTCTCTGCTCTGTTAAGATTGTACAAGCAAATAAAATACAACTTTTTTTCATTACTTTTTTATTATAAAAGCTATATCAGATACATTACCTTTCTCAATGTATATAGTATCTATATTATTATTAAGATATTCAATCTCATCAATAGTCATACAATTACTTATTATACTTCTTGTTGATTGGAATATTTGTAACATGTGTAAAGTATCTGTATCTCCTTCTCTAGTATAAGACGGATTCCCACAAGTATGTAAATCTTCTATAACAAAAATACCTCCAGAAGCTAAAAATGGAAACATATACCCTAAAGTTATCTGTTGTTGATGCATCATATGACCACCATCATCTATTATTATATCAAATATTCCATAAGTAGTATCTATTAACTTTTGTAAATCTTCCCTATTAGATTGATCACATATTTTTATTTTTGTATTAGGCAGTGATATATGTGATAGATCTAAAATATCAGCTCCAACTAAATTTCCACAATTAAAATATTCTCTCCACATTTTAATACTCTCTCCTTTCCATAAACCTATCTCTAAAAAATTAGTTAAAGTAAATCTATACTTATTAAAATACTTTTCATATATATTCAAATAGTTATGATATATCTCTCCTTTATCTGATTCGTAACTTTTACTTATTTGTTCTAATGTTTTCATTTTATTCAAAATTATATATTGATTGAATACCTATACCTAAATATAGATTTGTTATCTTATCTACTCCATAATTATATTGTTTATCATAATCATATTGATGTGGATAATGGTAATTTTTAAATAATGGCCCTTTAGGCATTAATCTTATTTCTTGACTATATAGTAACCACTCTCCATACCAAGTAAATTCTGATGGATTTATAGATATTAATTCTTCAAATTCAATGTTATTATATATCATGTAGTTATCATATAGACTCTTCCAGATCTTTGTTGACCATATAGTAGGTCCTGGTCCGAAATCATAAATTACACCTGTTCTATTAAAAAGTTCCATTATATGGAGTCTTTCCTTGACGAAGGATTCTCTAGGATTAAAAGTCAAATTCTGACCTTTTTCATAATATGGGTGCTTTTCTAAAAATTCAAAGAAGTATTTATACTCATGGCATATAGTATAAGGAGTCTCATCATCAAACATAAAATCGCTAACACGGAAAGGTTTTATGAAAAAACAATCAGAGTCTATACAAACATAATTCTCACAAAGATCCAACTTCCAAAATTGACTCTTTACTACTTGCTGACCTATCCAACCACCTTTCGTAATGCTAATATCCTCATCTTTTAATAAAGTATATCCAGAAGTTCCTAAAGTATCTTTAAATAATTTCAAATCTGATTCAGGTACTGATATATAAAATGGAATATTATCAACATTATATTTTAAAATACTCTCTAATAATTTTTTAGCTCTAAATACATCTTTAGAATAACTTTTACAATATAATACTACTTTATTCATCTTTTTATTTTTTTGGCATCCATATTGTTCTGTTAGAATCAGTCATTTCTTTTTGTAATATTTCTAGATAATTCTCAACTTTCTTATTATCTAAATCATATACATCATAATTAATGGACTCTACAAATGTTACAATATCTTCAATAGAGTTATTATATTGTATTAAGAATTTTGGATGTACTTCTATGAATATTATGGGTTTAAATTTATTTATAGAATTTTTTGCAGCAGATAAAGCCTTATATTCGCATCCTTCTATATCAATTTTAATAACATCTGGAGTAATATTAAACATATCTACTATTGTATCAACTGTAAGCATTACTTTTGTATCATCTCCTGGAATAGCTAATGATTGTAATGATTCTGAAAAGCACTTTATAATGCCATCCATATCTCCTATCAAAAAATTAAATACATTGAAGTTTGTTAAATTATTTATATATTTAATTTGACTTGTAGTTAGATAGGGGTTTATACCGCCATCAAATGCAAATACTTTTTTATCTAATGAATCTCCTATAAAAGTAAAACTAAATGATCCGAATTGTGATCCTAAATCTAATAATTCTTTTTTATTTTTAGTTAAACGAATAAAATTATCCATCTCCTTAACTTGAGAATTAAATCTAAGATACCATTCACTAGTATCGGTTTCATTAAGATTAAAATGTGCTAGCATATGATGCTTAATACCTTCATCATTTTCTGCTATTGATCCAATATATAATTCTTTACCGTTATATTTTTGTATCTTCATAATATTTATTTATACAGTGTTATTATTTTATAAGACTCTACGAAACCCATTCCTTTTTTCATGCACTGGTAATTAGTGTGAAATCCATCAAATACATTATCTTTAAAGTACGGCTTTCCTTTTTGAGATACGAAGCTCATTAACATACTTTTCTTTATTTTATAGCACTCTTCATCTACTGTTACAAATAAGTTAGGAATCCAAGTCTCTAAAGTAGATGGGGATTTATATTGTATTATACTATGGGGTATTGCTCTACATAATGGAGCTGCTAGTGTTGATACAGTCACATGCTCATGATGACTATCAAAATCTGATGTTGTCATTATGCAATCATATGAATTCTTATGAGTATGTACTCTTTCTATATATTCTACCCATTGATCTACGCCTCTACTACTTAATACATCAACATCACTAAATAGTAATGTATAATTAGTGGCTTGCGATTTTTTCCATGAATCTACAACTTCTTTATGTCTACTTTCACTAGTTGTTTTATCACATCTACCACCTTGAGTTAAACATAATATATCAAAATGAGTTTCTGGATGTTGCATTATAGTTGCGGCTATACTATATTCTGCATCATCTGGGTGTGGTGCTAAACATAGCACTTTACTAAAATTTAAAAATTTCATATTATTTTTTTCTTATTAAATTAAACTTAAATCCATGAGGAACAAATATCCTTATTCCATATCTTCTTATAAAATCTCTAAAAGCATCTGTAACATCATCGTGTTCTCCTTCGCAAGTTAGATTTTTTACGTCTATCTTTAAATTATTTATGTTTATATACGGATAATTAGCTTCTATAAATAATTTATTTTCTATATGGTAATACTTCATCAAATTTAAAAAATCTTGAACTATACCATTTAATAAAGCTTCTTTAATTTTACTAGTAGGTTCTTCTATATATTTTATTAACTTTGCTGGAGATCCTGCATATATAGCTTTACTTTGTGTAATAGATTTTGTTATTGTTGAATTAGATCCTATTACTACATCATTACATATAGAAACTCCACCCATTATCATAGTCTTCCACCCAACTATAACATTATTTCCTATTTCTATTCCTTCAAAAAACCTTGGATATCCTTCTAATATTGATGCCCAAAATCCATGAGTTATTATATCTACATCATGAGATAGCCCAACATCATTACCAATCTTAACAGGACTTGCTAAATTTATATGACCAGTATGACATACAACTCTATCTCCTATTATTAATTTGGCATTTGGAAAATTTGATGCGCCGCCACCTATAACCATTCCTCTAGAATCTGTAGGCATATTAAAGAAATATTCTCCTATAATTAATTCTTCAGCATTAGCCTTAAATCTATCTCCGATATAACTATTATCTCCTATTTTTAATTGACCTCTAACATGTATATCTACATCTTTTCCAAATGTAACATTATTTCCTATTTGTATATCATTAGCAATAATGTTTATATTTTTTGCTTTATCTACGTAATTCATTAGATTATACCTCCGCTTATATTTATGTTCTGTCCAGTAATATATTCTGATTCAATCAAATATTCAATAGATTGTTGCAACTCTTTAATAGTCCCCCATCTTTTCATAGGAATAGTTGCTTTAAGTTCCTCTCTGAATGTTTGTGGTATTTTATAAGTTAAACCTCCATCAAAGTATCCTAATTGTAAACTATTACAATTTATATTTTTATTAGCATTTTCTAGAGCTACTACTTTAGTAAAACTATCTATAAATCCTTTACACCCAGAATACACGCTAGTACTTATTACAGGATGATCTGCTAATATTGATGAAGTTAATATAATTCTACCATATTTTTGTTCTCTCATATGCCCTAAACAACTAGAGACTATATTAATAGTTCCTCTTATATTTATATCAATCTGTTTATTGATTTCTATTAATGATTCTTCAATAATCTTATGAGTAAATGTATCATAATTATATCCACTTAAGTTAATAACTATGTCAGCTTTATTTCTATCAAAAAATAATTTTACCTCTTGATAATTTGTAATGTCTACTTCTGATGAACGGACTCCTATAATTTTATATTTATCTTCTAATAACGGAGCTAATTGACTTCCTAATCCTCCTCCAGATCCAAATAATACTATTGTTTTCATTATATTTTTACTTTACTTGACCAATTACTGCTATTTCTATTCATTCTACTTAAATAATGTTTTTCATCTTCTGGTAAATTATTAGAATCATAATAGAATGGAGCATGTTTTACTATATATGGATCTCCAATTCTTAGAGTATCATTACTCCATATAGGTCTTGTTCCCGGAGAATGTACTGCCATTGTCGTATCTATTGGATGCGGGTATAATTGAATACCATTATCTTCAATGCCATTAGTCCAGTAAATAGATTCATATTCATAAACCCATTTATTTAAGTCATAATTTAAGTCTATATCATCTATTTTTATTGACATTCCAACTTTAGATTTGCCATATTTTTTAGCATATCCAATTAAATCATTTACAAATTCATTAGGTACTGTAGTTAATGGTATTATATCACTATCATTGAATACATACCAATTTGATATTATAGAAGTGAATTTTGGATGACCTATATTTACCAATTGATTAAATGTATCATTACTATTAGGAACTATATCATTGTAAAATATATCTAAATTTGATTCTTTATACCATTCTAATAATGGTTGATAAGTAGATTGATTATCTATGATAGTTATATTAGTATATCCTTTACTATATAACACATTTACTTGTTCTATTAATGGATAGAATCTATCTCTATTTAATATAACTATAGGAGTATTATTCATTTGTAATATTTTTAATCATGCCGAACTCATTAAATATAGGAAATCCTCCCCATTTATCCAACCATTTTCTAACATTTTTCTCTTCAGCATCTTTTTGACGTGCAGAAGTTTTTCCGTTATTTTCTTCTAGTCTGTGTGAACCTCGAGCTCCGAAGTGCCAAACAACTGACGTTATTGGTAAAATGAATCGAACTCCATACTGTAACATCCGTAAAAATAAATCCATGTCGTCCCAAGATGTTGGTGCGAATCTAGGATCGTTACCGCCCACTTCGTCCCACACAGATTTTTTTACTAAACCAGAAACGCCTTCTCCTTTAGGAACTTCATATTCTGGATTCAATTGTTTAAATTCTTCAACCCACTTTTCAAATTCATAACTTTGAAAGTCATAGTGGTATGCACCAAACGTGTCTAATGGAACAAATGTAGTTCCGTGACGAGGTGGAGAGTTAAATGTATTTGGTTCTATACGATACGAATTTACCCATAATTTTTCATCTGGATATTTTTCGTGATACTTTAATAATTCAACGTCCCAGTCTTTTGTAACGTAAAAGTCTGAGTGAAGGAACATGATGTATTCAGTTTCAACTTTATTTGCACAGAAGTTCATGCCACCTCCTATACCTACAGGCGTTTCGTTATGTTCAATGTAGACATCTAAATTATACAAGTCTTTGTTGTTTTTTAACCAAATGTCAGTACCATCTGTGCAATTTTCTGCATGTATAATGAATGGCGCATCTTTGAAATGGCTATTCTTTCGTACAGATGAAATTGCCAATTTTAAGTAAGGCAAATTGTTATACGTGGAAATGCAAAATGTAAGTGGACTAGAGTTTGGCATAAAAATCATTTTGTTTCTCTTGCTTTTCTATCGTCTTTGGATGCTGTAAGTAAAACTGCTCTGGAAGTCTTGACACTGTTTTATATCCTTGAATCCTTTCATGCACTTTGCCCACCCACTCTAACTCAGGTTTGTTCTTACATATCCTGCTCTGTAGGTCCGGCCAGTTGACCCTGCCGTATGCATCTACATTCCAACCCCACTTTTGTATGTGCTCCTTTGTAAGACCTTCTACTGTATTCCATCTTGGGACATAATACAGATCTACTTCAGGGTTCATCTCTAATATCGTCGGTAGATATGAGATCAGATCATTGTTTGGATATTCATCAGCGTCTATATAGATAACATAATCCTTTTTTGCGAACTTCTTTATATTGTTCTTGAAAGTAGCAAAGTCTTTGTTTAGTGGGAATTCAGTTACTGTGATGCTCTTAAACTTCTCCAGTACAGCCCTGACTTCAGTTGTGGCGCTTGTATCTAACTGAACGATTATCTCATCATCTTCGCCTATATGTGCCTCCAATTGCGTTAGGAGGCGCTCCAGTTCAGCGTGTTCATTATGTGCTGTGATTGCGTAACTTATTGTTGGTGTCATTACTCTTGTGTTTCCAGATCAAACAATCCTATGTAATCGCATGCCTCAAAGAAGCCGTCTAGTCCAAAGTTTTGTAGCGTCGACGGATCTGACTTGTGTGTCTGGCCCTTGAACCTTGGCATCTTCTTCTCCTCTTTTGTGAGCGGTATCGTCTTGATCGCCGAGAAGTAACTATTTACCTCTGATGTGCCATTTAAGAATACGGCGCCCTTGTCTTGAACATTGATCGTCCTCGGGTACCATACTCTGCCCAGTGCATCTTTTATCTTAGCCGCCTTGTGAAGTTCTGGCATTGTGTCTTCGAATGCTTCAAAGTCAAACTCACCCTCTATCATGAGGTCTGTGGTCTGGTATCCGCAGTTGAAACATGCATGAGCTTTCTTTGTCTCATTTATATTCTCTGTTATGCAAGACTCAGGAGCTTTGCACAGAGGACATTCTATTAGTATCTCTATCATTAATCTATCTTTTTGAGTTTTGGTAGTTCTATCTTCTTTAATGTTGGAAGCTTTAATGCTACTGGTTTGGGCACTACTTCTAGGATCGTGCTCAGCTTAGTCTTCATCGCATCATAAGAGAAAGCGGTCTTTACATAGTGTGACTGTCTCTTTGCATTGTCTGTGTACTTGGCGTAGTTCTCAAACATATCGACCATCTTCTCTGCTGCGAATTTCATGTTTGCTGTAAACCACTTAGATCCTTGTATCAACATATTCTGCGCTTGTGCTGATGGGTGGATATCTGTCAATTCTCCTGGTACAAACACCCCATACTCTAGGCTACAGAAGTCCATGTGTCCTGACCAAGCTGATACTATCGCCGGCTTCTTGCTCATAAAGAACTCTGCCAATGGACGACCAAATCCTTCTCCCTTTGTGAGGTACAGCATCGCTTTGACCTTGTTATGGTTGTACAGGTAGTTCATGTCCTCATCGCTGAGATCTCCGTGTATTAAGTAGATATTCGGCAGGTCCTTTGAGTCGACCTCCTTGCGTATTGCATCTATGTTCTCTAGGATCGAGTCCCTATCCATGATCGAGTTTGTGCCTCTTGATGTTTTGAGTATCAGCGCAGGCTTCTTCTTCTTGCCTTTGAAAGTCTCAAGGAATGTCTTTATTGTCAGTCCTAAATTCTTTCTGTCTTCACCGATTACTCCAGGCAACCAATGTCCTACGAACAGGTAACAGAAGGTCTCAGGTATGCTATCAAGAGCCGCTACCAGATCAGTTTCTGGGATCTCTGAGTCTTCGATGAATAGATACTTCGTGAGATCAATTCCTTCAAATAGAACATCAACTGGACGCTCCAATTTAACGTGTCTAATGATCTGTCCTGTGTTCTGATCTTGTTGATTGAACGTTGACTCTTCGAACACCTTCTTTGCGTGCTGAGATGATACTAGTGTGAGGTTCATCCTGTTGCAACCGTCTATCCAGCTTGGGTCGCACAGAGTCGTCTCTATGCCTGCTGTGACTCCAATATTGTATTTACCTACTGGTTGGAACTCATTTGGAACTGTGATCTGAATCCAAAGATCTGGTTGCTGTGTGAGTTGATTGATGAGAAGAGGTTTTACCCACTGGTATTTCTCTTCATCTGGACTGTGCCAAGCTGTATTGCCCCATCTCTGAGGAATTACTTTTACGTCCCACTCATCTTTTTTAGACTCATACAGGGCTTTAACGAAATCGTAACTGCGTGCGCCGTATCCACTTGATGTAAGGATTGGGCAACTTATAACTGCTAATGGTTTTATCATGACTATTAATATACTAGTGGATGTTTAATCTTTTTAGGAGGTAATGCGTCGATCTTGATGAACTCGAACTCGGCTCTTGGTTTGAATGTGTCTATCGTCTTCTGAAGTGTGTCTGCAACTCCGTCTGCCATTGCTTGACCTGTCATCTTAGATTCCTGTGAAGTGACCCATTTTCTTCCAGCCATTCCACGCTCTTGTCTTTCTTGAGGAGTCATATCGTAGACCTGCTTTATCGCTTTGGCCACGTCTCTGAAATCGCACCTGTCATCGAAGATATAAGGTGTTGGTATTGAACCTACTAAGCTGAGATTGCTAGGGAATACTGGTATTGCCCACTCACCGTGTTCTTTGAGGGTTCCAAAGTGATTCGATGGCATGTCCTTGCTTGGCTCAAACCATTTGCCGTCCTTTACAAACCTCATCTGATCTTGCATGCCACCTGTTACGTTGGCTATGATCATCTTGCCACACATCATCGACTCTGTGATGCTAAGTCCCCAACCCTCATTTGATGATATAAGTGCTGTGACATCTGCCAAGTTATAAAGCAAGTTCATCTGCTCTGGAGTGTATCTGTCTTCTGCGAAGTATACTTTCTGGTAAGATGGGTCGCATAGAAGTTCTACTACTTTTGGAAGATCTGTGCCATGCTCATCTGCTTTCTGTGTATGTAAAAGCAACGCACACTTCTTGGCCTTCTCTTTGCCTATCGAGTCTGTGAATTGTGCCCATGCTGCGATGAGGTCCGATGTTGATTTCCTTCTGATGTTTCTTGCGTTGTACAGGACCACGAACTCGGGATTAAAGTTTCCAAAGATGCTCTTCTTCATCTCCTCCATCTTCGTATTCGCCTCTGGCATGAACTCTGTTATCGGATGAAACACCTTGTCGTTGATACCGTGCGGAACGTAGTTGATGATCTTGTCCTTTGCCTTGTCTCCCAGTACGAGCTCTGTCAGTATCTTCGTCTGCTTTGATATGCACATGAACGCATCACAAGACTCGTAATATGATTTGTTGTAGAGTGGAGCTGGAGCGCAATCCCATATAGAGAGGTACGTGATCGGAACTTTCTTTCTGATCTCTGCTTCCATGTCAAACAGCCATACATAGTATCTTGGGTCTGTGAAAAGCATCAGTGCATCTGGCTTCTCTATCTCGATAAGCTGGCGGATCATGTCTGGATTTCCATAACCGTCTGTTGGGTATAAGATCACCGAAGCATCAGAAATACCGAGCATATTGTTAGTATCTTGTGAAAGGTCTAATCTCTTGCCTTTCTCTGGGTGGTTTATGCCTCCTGACACCTGGACCCAGTTAAACCTGTGTGCGGATCCTAAAACTATTTCCCTTGACATCGTAGCCACACCTGAGTGCATTCTAAGATCATCTCCGAGAAATAGTATCTTCTTTCTTTTATTTTGTGGAATGTAACCGTTTATCATGTCTTATTGTAACTTTGTTTGTTTGATTTGATCTACGAAAGTACTGCCTGTGTAATATGTATTGTATGTACTATGGATCTTGTGTCTGAATTCTGCGTCTGTAATGTAAAGAAACAGCGCTCTCTCTGTCAGATCTTGCAAGTACATCTTATTCATCTTCGTAAGAACTCTGAAGTCTTCGTAGATGCCTATAGGAACCTTGATAGATGTGAGTGTTTTTTCTTGTGAAATCATGTCTTTTATCTATAAATATACACAAAATGTTTATGATGTATATTTTTTAGATATTTTTTTTATCACACATCGATGAGTCATTCTTGAACGGACAATACTTACATCCATCTGTATTCTTTGGATATGCTTTGTCTATGTGCTTACCATCTGGAGTGAATGCGTCTTTAACAAATGCCCTAAGATCTTCGATTGCCTGTTTCATCTTGACTTTGCCCTGAGTTGGTATTACGTGCTGAACTCTCTTTATAGGGAACTCTGCGTCCTCATAAACTTTACGTCTTACTATAAAGAACTCTACGTCTACCATATCAGGCTCTACTCCCAGTTTCTTTGAATAGAAATGCTTGTAGAAAAGTAACTGATTAAGCTTTGTCTGATCTTTCTTGTCTTTGTCTTTCCATCCTGAAGTACTCGTCTTTATATCGTATATCTTGTACTTGCCACTGATCTTATGCCGCATGATTAAGTCTATGCTACCTATCATGAAAACATTTGGTATCTCTTCTACTACTGGCTCTGTGATTGGAATCTCTATGCCTATCAGCTCCTCGTTTTTAAGACTGAAGAACTCTGATCTTTTCTTCCTAACATATTGTAGTATTGCTATGCCATCATCAATGAACTCTTTGAACTCCTCAGGTTTTGCAAAGTGTGCTCCTTTGTTTTGTTCTAATGCTTCTTTATAATTCTCTACCATGCGAGACTTAAAGAATTCAAAGAGATCCATTGAATCAGCGGCTTTTCCAGATACAGTGTAGAGTACGTTGATATACTCTTGGAATGCTTCGTGTAGACTTGTACCGAAAGTAAGATTGATCGAGTTCTCAAACTTCTTGTGCTTCTTCACATACTGGAGATACCAATTGTGGGGACACGTCTTATACATACTATATTGCGAGTACGATATAGCTTTCTGAGTTGAGTAGTCGATTCCGTAATCTTGCTTAGGCATCTGGAGTGGTCTGAGTCTGAAGTTCTTTAGGAAGGAATTCTTGGTTTACATGGCCGCATTGAGTGCATGCAAATGTTGGGATTGGGATGATTGAGTCTTGTGAAGTACCAGTTAAGAACTTAGACGCTTTACGTATAATAAGTCCCTCTGTAAATACTTGGCCTCCACAGCTGTCACACTTTATAGGAGTTGTTTTATCGAGTGTGATGTTTAGTTTAGGTGATCCGCCACCCATGTTGATTTCTTTTGCCATGTATGTTTTCTATTAAAGTATTGAATCTTTTTGACTCTTGAAAGTGTATCTTAAGAGTGTTGCTTTATTTTATTGATCAGTAGTTGCTTTGGCATTGCTCCAGTAGTTCTGTCTACCATTTGACCATTCTTTAAGAAGATCAACGTTGGAACTGAAGTGACTGAATATGCTGATGCCATAGTAGGATTGTCTTGCGCATCGATGTAGTTTATATTAACTCCTGTCTCTGCTGATACCTGTTGTACTACTGGTTTAAACATCTGGCACGGACCGCATGTCTTTGTGCTAAAATATATTATGTTTATCATTTTGCTTCTAGTATTGATTTGAATTTAAAATATGATTTGTGCTTTTCTACTCCTGGTATATCCCAGCCGTTTTCGAAGTCTTTGATTGTGTGATGTGGTTTGATGTAATATTGCCAGATCGGATTTTTGATGTACTTCAACCATACACAAAGCAGATCCTCTAAGTCCATTGGTTTCATATCATATCTTGCACAAAGCTTTTCAAAGTCCTTATACTTAAATCCTGGCTTGAGTATCTTCATCGATGCGGTTGCTGTAGGTCCTAGTTTACATGTTGACCACTCATCGATCTCAAATAGTCCTTTGAGTTTTGTATCAAGGTTTACGTAGTTTGCGAGATCGCCTGCCATTAGAAGATAGTGGAAGTTGAATGCATGTAGCTTGTGCTTAGCATTGTATTGGTTCATCGTGTCTACAATTCCGCTAAGACTAGTTCCTGGTTTGATCTTCTCGATGATATGATCTGCCCATGGCTCAAAGTGATTGATAACCAAATCTTTAAGTGGGTATCGTGGAGGTTGATTCACACAGCAGCTTACGAAGTTACCTTTATCCTCTTTCATGAACTTGTAGAAATCTTTGTATGATCCGTAGTTCTGGAAGTTTAGTAGGATTGTGTTATTGTACCCGTGATTATATTGATTTGATGTGCCTGATCCAAATATCCTGTGTGCATATATCAAGAATAGGTAGTCGTAAGTTCCCCACTCTGGATTTGCAATTGGCTTATAGATATCCCAGGTAAGTGAGTCTTTGCCCATGATATAATCTTCGAGCAGGAATATAAATCCTTCAAACCTTCTATCGATGTTGTGGAATAGGTTTACGTTATCGATGTACCCGTCTCCGGTATTAAACTCCCTTTTCCTTGTGTCAATAAATACCTTTTCTGTTTTTCGGTTGATATCGATGTAGTAATCCAAACACTCTAGCGCGATAGGATTGTAACCGTTTTGATCTAATGTAATATTCACTTTAGCTTTTTTTTCTTTGTCTTTTATCAGATATACGCTTGATGAACCTGGAATAGTCTCTTCTTGATATGGTACTGGTTCTGCCTCATCATGATAATCTTCGGTCTGGCATTGATAGTCTTCTGATGAAATAGGTCCTGATACCTCTGTTGTCATCTCTGGAACATCTGAATATTTTACCGATGTATAACTAATACTTGGCGTAATCTTGTCATAATGCCTTTCGTATACGTGAAGATTTGTAATAAACCAATGCATTTCCCCAAGCTTAGTATTCGTGTCAAAACAAACTTTACTCATCAGCTTTGCAAATGTATACTGATCATTACAGAAGCCGTACCATAGATCAATGCTTCTTGCGAATACTGTGAGATTTAGTTTGCCATCTACTACAGTGAAGTTAAGCACAACGTTACAGGGAGTGTCTGCGTCATACCTCTCTAGCTCATTTATGTCATAGTGTACAACTATTGCCCTTCTTGTATTCGGGTTCTTCTTGAGCTCCTGGATAGCACGATCTAACTGCCCATTCTTGTTCCAAAAGTGACCATAGTTTGAATTCACTTCTGTTGTGCCTGGGACCATCATGTTCTTCCAGATCTTTGCTCTTTGTGATATCTCAGTTGCATCTCTATTGCCCGTAAGATACCAATGCCACTCGTACTCGGCGTAGTCTTGGCTAAAGTTACGCTCTGGCTCTGTGATAATCATTTGCATCGGATTTTCCAAAGTAAATGATTTGTTAAATAGGGCTTTAGTACCTGAAAAGTCTTTGCCCATAAACATAGCTTCTAAGTAGAGCTGCTTAAATGCTTCGTTTGCGTTTTTAAATCTCATATCTTGTAATGTCTATAAATTGCTTGAGGAAATCTATGCCTTCAGTCTTTCTGTACTGGTCTAAGTATACTACACGTTTTATTCCAGATTGTAGTATTAGTTTTGCACACTCGACACACGGAGACAAAGTAAGGTATAATGCGGCCCCGTCTACTGAGTGACCTGTCTTCGCAGCTTTTAGAATTGCATTCATCTCTGCGTGGATCACTTCAGGCACAGTAACGCCATGTCTTTCACAGCAATTATCTACGCCTGCTGGAGTTCCATTATACCCAAATGATATTATGTTATTATCCTTGACTATGACAGCGCCTACTTTAGATCTTGTGCAATGAGACAGTGTTGAGATCTCCTTTGCAATATTTAAGTAGACAGTGTCTAGTTTACGTTGTTTTGTCATTTCTTTAAGTTGTGCTTGTGTGTATACGCTGATCTGGACTCCGTATCCGTATAAGTTGTAAGTTTCCATCTTAGTGTACTCCAGTGCTACCAAATCCTCCAGCGCCTCTTTCTGTTTCAATCTCGTCTAAAGACTCTACCTCTTCTATGTTCTCGTAGTTCATTTCTATGAGGATAAACTGTATAAGCTTTTGTCCTGGATTGATCATCGATGTGGTTCTTCCTGAGTTGAATACATGGATATGAATCTCTCCGGTATAATCTTCGTCTACTACCTCTGCGCCTTTTGTGAGTTTATTCTTTGTTGCTACTCCAGACTTATTGTAAGCTATCAGTGCGTATCCAGGTGGTACTTGAGCCTTTATGCCTGATGGAATTAGCGCATCTTCTCCAGGTCCTAAAAGAATAGGATTCATATCGTTTGGAGTATAAAAATCGATGCCAGCACTTTTTGATGTGCCTCTTGATGGTGTTTTAACGTCGCGAATTTTTTGGATCTTCATTCTATTTTGTTTTGTCGTATTCGTCTTTGTAATGCTCTACCATCGCTGTTAAATATGCTATCGTGTCAAGAACGTTATCGTACTTCTTTGAGTAAGATTCCCTTGACATCTTAAGAGCTACCATACAGAGGTACATGTCTTTTGCGTTGATTTGTTTGCCTGTCATAGTAGAAGCCAATGTTGCGGCCTTCTCCATGCTCTCTTTCATAGGACCGTATTTCCTAGAGGATTCTTCAGCTCGGCGATACACAATATCTTGAGCGTGTTCGAGTATGTTCATAATATAATATAAAAATGTTGTGGATATTAGGACAATATTTCTTGTAAGTATGGATAGTATTTTGGCTTTATATGTACTGATTGCTTTGATTCCAATACATCTAGCATCTTTGTACCATCTGAGTCTACCCAGTCTTGTGTCCATGATATGTAGTCTAGTCCTGATTGTGCGATAATTTCGTTTGCGATATCCCTTAATTCCATCCTCAGTTGACGTGTTCCATAGAATGGTTGTCCTTTATAGAGTCCTGTGCCTGGGATTTTTCTAGACTCATGTTCTACTGGAAGTAACTGGACTAGGGTTGCGTGGTTTAATTCTTTGGCAAAGTTTACATATTTTGTAAATAATTCCTCTGTGGCTTTGTAAGGATCTTCCATGCGACCTAAGTGGAATCTCAGATCAATATTACCAAAGTAAAGGACTACTCCGCCTGGTCTCAATTGATTTATTGCCTGAGCATTTGCGTGTTTCAACCATCCGTGCAGAGTCTTGCCTTGATTAAAACTTAAAGCATATCCAGGTTTCCATACAGAAAGTGAATGTGAATCTCCAATGACCATATAAGGATTTGGCTTTGAGAAGTAATCTACTGCACTACTTATAGGCCAATTATTACTGTCAACTTTAATTCTCTGGTTGAACTTTCTAAAATCAAAGGTCTTATTCACAAACTCAAACTCACCTTCAAACTTGGATATCGCCTCCATCTTCTGAGTATGAATTGGCTGAGGTCCTCCTGGTACATTGAAGCTACCATCTACGAAGTTTACTCCTTCACATACATAGAGCTTTTCATAATCACCCCATGTACTTGGATCTGGATTGACATCTATTGTGTCTTGTGGATTGAGGTCTTTGACCATCTTTGTACAAATGAGACCGTAGCCTCCACCCTGTGTATTAAAGGTAGAGCCTACGTTTCCCATTATCGATATAAGTGCTGCTTTCATAACCGTGTCCTTTTTATAAAATTACATCATTCCTGCCATATTAGGAAGTCCATCTCCTGAGTTCTCCTCTTTTTCTGACTTCTTCTCAAGTACTACTGACTCTACTGTGAGGATTGTACCAGCTACGCCTGCCGCGTTTTTGATAGAAGATGTTACAACCTTAGTGGGATCAAGAAGCCCTGCCTCGATTCCGTTTACTATGCAACCGTTCTTGGCATCATATGTAGTGAACCTGTCGTCCTTTGAGTTGACTCCGTGCAGTATCTCGTACCAGTTTTCTATACCAGCGTTAGAGAGGATCTTTTTAAACGGTGCGTGACAAGCTTCAAACACGATTTGGAATCCAAGCTTTTCGTTGTCTTTCCATCCTATTGTATTGTTCTTCATCGCCGTGATCGCCTTGATGAGCGCTATGCCACCACCTGGAAGTATACCGTCTACGAGTGCTGCCTTTGTTGCAAGCAGTGCGTCCTCAACTCGGTCCTTCTTCTCTTTCATCTCGATCTCTGAGTTACCGCCTACGTTGATGATTGCTACACCACCTACGAGCTTACCGAGTCTCTCTTGAAGCTTTTCCTTTTCGAAGAATGACTGTGCCTTGTCTATCTGGTCTTTGATCTCTTGTGAACGTGTTACGATTGCGTCTGCATCTCCTTTGCCGTCGATTATCGTTGTCTCCTCCTTGCCCACTGTCACGATCCGTGCTTTACCTAGGAACTTTTCCATTTCGGTAGACTGGATCTTCTCAAGCTTGTGTCCTTTGTTCTTTGACATCAGAGTTGCGCCTGTGAGAATCGCCATGTCCTCGAGCAGGAGTGTTCTACGGTCTCCAAAGTCAGGAGCTTTAACAGCACACACCTTAACAACCCCACGCATCTTATTGACTATCAATACTGCAAGCGCCTCGTCTCCGAAGTCTTCTGCTACGATCAGGATTGATTTGTTCTCAGAGTTTGCTTTCTGTAGGAACGGTACCACCTCATTCATCGAGTTGATCCTGCCATCGTACAGCATAATGTAGGTGTCTTCCATCACTGCTTGCATCGTTGTGTTGTCAGTCACGAAGTATGGACTCTTGTAACCGCGATCAAACTGCATGCCCTCTACTGTCTCAAGGGTTGTCTCACCGATCTTTGACTCTTCGATTGTGATAAGACCTTCACGTCCCACTTTATCGATTGCCGCAGAGATCAGCTCGCCTACTTCAGGATCGTTATTACCTGAGATGACTGCCACCTGCTTGATCTGGTCTTCTGTGCTTACGTCTACTGAGATCTTCTTCAGCTCTTCGATTACCATGCTCACCGCCTTGTCAATGCCTGATTTTACCTCTACTGCGTTTGTGCCTTGACGTATCGCCTTCATTCCCTCTTTGATCATCTGGGTAGCAAGCAGTGTTGATGTAGTGGTACCGTCTCCAGCCTCGTTTGCCGATTTGACCGATACCTGCTTTACCATCTGTGCTCCAAGATCTTCGAAGTCATTCTCGAGTTTAAGGAATGCTTTTGCAACTGTGACACCGTCCTTTGTCGCCTTTACCTCCCCGTTTGGTTCACGTATCAAGACTGTGCGACCTCCAGGGCCCAGAGTTGACGATACCGTGTTATTCAATTTTTCAATGCCTGCAAGGAGTTGTTCCTTGAGTTCTGTTCCGTAAACGCTATTTGTTGTGCTCATATTATCCTAGTACTCCTAATACTTCTGTTTCTTTTGTGATGTAATAATCTTCTCCTCCAAAACTGATCTTAGTCGTGCCCATCTTAGGGATCATTACGATTTCTCCTACTTTTAGCTCTGATGGAATTACGCGATCCGAGTGGTAGTTATAAGTTCCAGACACTGCGATGACTTCGCCAGTCTCAGGCCTCTCCTTTCCCATATCAGGCAGGATGATGTTTCCGATCATTTCTTCGGAGGTCTCTACGGGTTTCATTACGATGTACCCATTTTTTGGTTTGATGTTCATAATTATAATTTGTCTGCTAATTTTAAAATGTACTCTTCGTCTTCTAGATTCATTCTCCAACGATTTGCATTTATCTTTGCGCATGCACTAGCGAATGAAGCATCATCTCCTGTAAGAGCTGCTCTGACTTGATTTGTCCTATCTGTGTAAGCTTCGTGTGATTTGATTGTCTTAAGAACCTCTGCTGGATCTAAGTCATCAAGAAGTCCTTCGAGCAATGCTATTTTGTCGCTCTTTCTCCAGATACTACCTATGATATCGTCTATGTCTAGATCTACGTCTACTCTGATGCTCATAACTTTATTATATTATTTTTTTGTGATAAAATGAAACCTTTGTTTTCAGTGGATTAAATTGAAACACCCATAACCTATTTAATTTTTATAGTTTTTCTCCACAGTTTGGACAGTACTTCCAGTTTGATTTCTTGATCCTCACTCCACATTCTCCACAGTAGTTCCTGATCTCACTTGCCTCTACTGCTTTTAGTGACTCTGGAAGTAATTGGATCTCGTATGTGTAGTATGGAGTCTGTGTAAAGTCTCCTACTGTGTTTGTGAATGATTGGCTTGACTTCTCTCCCTGTGCTACTCTGCCTGTCTCGATAGAATCCATCGTGGCTTCATTAAGTGGGCCTTTGCCAAGTGCAGATTGTCTGAGTATAGAATTAGAAAACGAAGTTGACATTGAATAAGTACTATATCCGTATCCTATGCTATCTCCTGATTTGTAAAGATACGTGTCATAGAATACTGGTGGCGTAACCGTTGTGATGTTGTTTGCTCTAATAGTTTGGATCTCTGGATAGAATTCAACTTTGACGAGGCCATTCTTTTCTCTTGCGGCCTTTGTCTCTTCTACGTTATCAACCTCAAACGTCTTGAATACAAACTTGGCATTCTCATCGATAAACCTCTCGAGATAAACTCGTTGATTTGCATTAATGACGATGCCAGACTTGGAAACCAACTTGCCGTTGATCCAAATCTTTGCCATGTATCTTATCGATGTGGGATTGTGTAACTCTATCTCGAAATTTGATTCGTCTTTGAGATAGATGTTTTTGCTGTCGTAGACCTTGAGCCTAGACTTTTTTGATGTGATGTGGGCCTCTGGACCTGGTCCAAATGAGGTATACCACACAGGTAATTTTGGTGCGAACATGATTCTCCTTTTTATGTTTGTTTACAATAATGCTAATCTTTTTACAGCCTATGACTGTTCAAGGGAAGTTATCCCAAGACTAACACGATTATGGGTGTTTCACTAATAAATATATGCTTTTTATATTTCGTTCGTGTTTTCCCTAAAATTTTTATTGGTGTTTTATTGTGTCGCCCACGCTGTACTTACTACAATCATCGATAAATGAGTTCCTGCCCCTGTTCCAGTAGTATACGCATCCTGTATCGTATACTTCGTACTTCTCTACAATAGTCCATACTGAGAACTTTGCATCTGAGGTTTTTATCTTGTTGAATTTTGGTGAGCATGATGCAAGTAAAACTGCCAATAAAATTACTGTGATTTTTTTCATATAATTATGTTTTAGTGTCCGTCGCGCCAATTGTGTGATATTGCCGCTGGGGCTTTTAGTTTAATACTGATCTTTGTTGTGTTTTCCATGCACTCTTGTACGATCTTTGCACATTCTTCTGCGTGTTCATCTGGCACCTCAGTTACTATCTGGTCGTGGATCTGAGCACATACCCAACCATTTATACCTCTCTTCTTAAGTTCTCTGTTGATTGCGATTGCTGCTCGGTTTACTATTGATGCCGAGAGACCTTGAATTTGTACATTGCGCGAGTTATTTACACCATTAACATAGTCTCGGTATATCTTTGTGACTTTGTCCTTGCCATATTGTTTACTGAGCATATTCCTTACTTGCCAGTCTGTGATCGCATCTCCAAGTGTTTCATATATCTTCTTGACTTTATCCAAGTGCCTTATCCTGCCTACTTGAGTCTTAACATATCCTAGAGTTTGTGCTTGGTTTTTTGAGTCTTCCATCCATTGCTTTAGTGCTGGGAATCCATCTAGATAACCATCGATAAGGACTTGGGCTTTCTTTTGATGTATGCCAAGGTTCATTCCAAGTGCATAAGCTCCCATGCCATAAGGAATACCAAGTGCATATGCCTTTGCTTTATTTCTCAGAGCTGGTGCATGCTTTCTAAGGAAGTTCTCTGCTTTTTTATCTGGAGAATATTGATCTAGCTTTTCTGTCTTTATCGCGATCGTTGAGTAGAAGTCCCAGTTATTTCTAAAGATGTCCTTGAGTCCCTCATCACCAGAAACGTGGGCGAATACGTGAGGCTCGAGTGATTCATAGTCACAATCGATAAACGCGTTGCCCTCTTCTGATATAAAGAACGCTCTTACCAAGTTTGTGTACTCGACAACTATAGGATGATCTTCGCCTTCTTCTTTTGGTCTTGGAAGCTGTTGCGCATCTGAACCATACCTGCCAGATACTGTGCCATGTTGCTTATAGTAGAAATAGTACCTACCATCCTCATGTGCGTCTAGAAAGCGATCCATGTATGTAGATTTGATCTTTAAAAGCTTGCCATATATCCTAAGCTTAGATGCCCAAGAATGTTGATCAGCGATGCTCTGGATCAGTTCATCATCAAATTGTGGTTTGCCTTTCTTTGTCTCTGAAAGTGGTTTTATCCCAAGTGCGTTAAAGGCGATATCACCCATTTGGTCTTTGGATTGGATATTGAAGAATGCGTCATCATTGTCCTTTTTCCAAAGAATCATACTTATCTTATCTAGATCTTCTTGGTCTAAAACATACTCAAAGCCCTCGGTGAGAAATCTTTTTACTGGGGAATCTGGCAGCTTTTCTAGAGATGCTCTTGTAATACTGTATTTGCCTGTCGCTGGAGATTTAGGCAGATCAAGACCAAAGTACTTTATTGTCTCTTGTGCGAATGATCCTTTATTTGTAGGTGGGAACGCCTCTTGTGCTTTTCGTACTATCCATCTTTGAACCTCTTCTCTGCCAAGTAAGTCTTCTATGACCATGTCGTGATACTTATTCATCTCAGCGTCGATCTTCTCTCTCGATGATTTGATCAGTTCGATGTCAAGCTTTACGCCTTTGTCTTCCATTGGTATTGTAACCTCTCTGTAAAGTGGCATTACCTCGTGGAAAAAAAAGAAATCATTTAGTCCTTGCTCTTGTATCTTCTGTAAATAGTACTCGAATACTCTCAGCGCAAGATCAGTATCGGCACAGGCATACTTTGAAAGAATATCGATGTCAGCTTTCCAGATCTCGTAGTTATCCTTTGTTGTAGATCCGCCGTTTGCTCTGATCGACTCTTTAAGTTCAATCTGCTCTTGGTTTGCCTCTGTGTCAATGTCAATACCAATGTGAGTTTGAATGCTTCTTGCAACCTCTTTCAGTGCAAAACTACCTTGACCATTCTCTGAGTTCACACCCTCTTCTTGGATAGTGTGTACCATCAAGATTGTGTCTGCATAAATCGAGTCTATAAGATCTACGCCATAGAAGTTTTTAACGAACCTCGAGTCGAATGAAAGGTTGTGTCCTATAAGCTTTTTGCCTACAAGCAAGGATATCACTCTCTTGGCTATATCATGACATAAAATATCATCAATCTTAGCGTCCAGAAGCTCACCATTGACAAATAACATCGTCGGCATGTAGTAGCCAAGGCCTTTAGCACCTGATACAGAAAAGCCTATTATTTTACCTTGTCTGGGATTTAGTGAATTTGTTTCGGTGTCAAATGAAATAAACTCGTGGTCTTTAATGTGAGAGATCATCTCCTTTACTAGGTCCAAAGTATCGACTTTCAAATAGATCCTTTCTATCATAAACTTTATTTTTTTTATACGGGAATAATTTGTTTAGCCTGCTCTGTCTTCTACTACAGCCGCAATCCTCTAAACCTAAGACTTTTTTTGCAAACCATGAAGCAAACTTGTCTAGTCCAAAGAAATGGGTGAATTTTGCAATCGTATCACCAAGTCCTCTACTCTTTGTCATCTATCTTCTTTTCGAGTTTTGTGATCGCTGTTGCCACTCCAAGGATTACATTTTGAACTTGAAGCCAAAGCGTGTTATGGTCTTGACGTAACTTGTGTATTAGTCTGAATTGGTATATCTGCAGTCCCATGAGTATAAAGATGACTATGAGATAGAAGTTCTGCATCGTTAATGTGAATGTCATATAGATAAATGTAACCCTTTTTATTGGAAATTTAAAATATTTCTCCAAAGTAAAAAGAGACCTTACGGGGTCCCTTTTGTTTTATTTCTTTAAACTCTTTGCTTGTACTTTTGCTTCAGCCTCTGCTTTCCACTTTCGATCTCTTAACTTTAGATTTAGTGGTTGGACTTTTACCTGAGACATTGATCCTACAATTTTACCTGTTGCTGGGAAGAATTTAGCATCGAAGTTAGGATCCATTTCCTGTCCAAGCTTTAAGATTTTTTCCTGATTTGTTTCGACATCAGGTCCAGATATTACGACTCTTGTGGTCTTCATACCCAAAGACATGTGAGACAGCTTTGAACTTCCAGGTCCGTCTTCATTCTCTTTTAAAAAATCTACTAACTTTATCATCGTTTTAATGTATGTGTGAACAAATTATCATACTATACCCTTCTGTGGATTGTACATCTTGTATTTTAAATTTTGACTCTTTTGATAATAACCATTCTTTTTCTTTTGACAATACGTCTATGAGATCTAAATCTGATTGCGATGGAGACTTTAATTGTTCTATGTACCATTTCCAGTAGCAAAAACCAAATCCGTCTACAACTTTCATTATTATCCCTGAATCTTTACCAAAATTTTTCGCAATTTTAATATTCTCAGACATGCTTAATATATCCCCTATCGTAAACACTTGTCCAATATACTTTCCAGTAGATAAAGTTCCTATATTATACTTTAATCCAAAACCCCTATATAAAGGAATTGGGCAATCCTCTGAATTAGATTTTATCACATTGTTTATCTCATCAGCATATTTTGATACATGCTTTTTATCGTGCGCTAAAAAATATAACATTTCCGCTTGTTTATTGGAAATGTTATATTTCTCTGTGAGTAAATCTATGAGTTTTATCATATTTTATAAATATCACTAAACTAAGCAAGCTCCACCTGCACAAGCAACCTGATCTTTAAGGTCTGTATTGTCGTCCATTTCTATGACCATGTCCAGATCTATATTAGTGAGTGACTTCATCATCTCTTCATATTTCTCCTTTGTGCAATCCTCGAAAGGCGCCTGAATGTAAGTATGGTCTGAGAAAGGCAGAACTGAAAGGCCATTGTAATATGCTTTATTTTCCCACATCCACTGTCCTACTGCTTCCCACTCATCGTCTTTTATTGATACTGTCGCTGAGATATTATGCGTATTCTGTCCAGTTCTGTGTCCTGGCTTGATCCATCCTTTGTAGAATAGCTTAACTCTCTCAAGAAGATCTATCGCTGACTCTGTCCTTAGTATAGAACCTTCTGGTGCTTTTTGTGGAACTGAGATCACCGCTGTATCATGTGGTCTAAAATATTCATCCTGTACAAGCTCTGGGTGATGTATGCTCAGGTACGTATAGATTGCCTCATTCTTGCCTACTCTGATATTCCTTATGTAGTACTCATTGTGCCATGCGTGAATGCCTGATGACGTTCCCAGCACCAAAGATGATGTGCCTGAAGGTTTGATTGTTGTACATCTTGCAGCTGGATTGATACCGATGATCTTTGCGATCACTGCGTTGGTTTCATTTACGTGTTTTGCGGCCTCTTCAAGATTGAGTTTCTGTGCTACGCCTGATCCAATACCAGTCATACCCACACCGATGAGAGCCTCTTTTTCTGTGGTCTTCTGCCATACTGAGCGAAGATAATGGAAGTTTGTATATCCTGCTTGAAGTGTGCCGATGAGTGCTGCGGCTTTTACCCTTGTATTAAGATCTTCTTGGTCTACTACATCTGATACGTTTACCTCACATAGATTACAGAACTGGTAAGGACGGAGTGCAATCTCACAACATGGATTTGTACCCCAATCTTTATCATTGCTTAAGTAGATACCTGGCTCGCCTGATCCTGAGTTCTTGATCTTTTCCCACAGATCCATAAAGAATTCCTGTGTGATTTTATTCCTTAGAAGCACTGCTGAGTTATTCGCTCTACCTCTTTGTGGATTAAGCTCCCACCAATTTCCTGACTTGCATGCGATCATCTCTTCATCATCTGCAGAGAAAAGTGATATGAGTGCTGCCCTTCTGATTCCACCTGCGAGTACTGCGTCTGCAATGTGACAAACCATATCATGAACCTCGATAGAACTGAGTTTGTCTCCGTCTTCTTTTTGACTTAGTATGCCTTCTAGTTTAAGCAAGCATTCTTTTAGTGGCTGAGGTCCTGGTGCTTTACCTCCAGAAGTTACCAACATTGCACCTTTTGGTCTGATGTCTGAGAAGTCAAAGTTAATAGTAGATCCACCTTTGAAATAGGATTTGATCACTGCTTTAACCGCGTCTGCCCAACCTTCTATTGAGTCACCTACTAGGAATCTTTTATGCTTCTTTGGATTTGGTTTTCTGATCTCTGGAAGTTTTTCTACGTGATGTGTCTGTACTGAGAAGCCAACACCAGTTCCACCAAGCAGTAGGAACATTGTCTCAGAGAAAGCATGCAAGTCATCGATCGGAAGATATGCGCAGTTATAAACCCTGTTTGGTGAGATCTCAATTGGCTTTCCACCAAATTGAAGTGACCTCATCGATGGTAATACTTTCTTGCTGTATACCAATTTGTACGCCTCTTCTATCTCTGTTTCAAGCTGGGGATATTTTTTGAGGTGCATCTCTTTGTTTCTGTCTACCAATTCAGTCCAGGATTCACGCTTTTTAAATTC